TAGGAGATCCACCAGGTCCAGCAATGGTAGCATTGCCACCTCCACCAACAGTTATTGTATATGTTACACCAGCAGTTACAGTAAAAGCAGGATTATTTGTAGAAAGTGGATGTCCAGCAAGATTAGTTCTTACACCACCAGCACCACCACCACCTTCATAACCACCTGAACCACCACCAGCAACTACAAGATATTCAGTGGTATTGCCATAAAAACCAACTGAAGTTACATCAAATTCTCCTGATGAATTAAAAATATGTGCTCTATAAATGTTACCACCAGGTTCTGTATAATCACTGATAACACCACCAGATGCTTCTATTCCTTGAACATCTGTAGGTCCAGAATTTGATCCACCACCAGCACCGAAGGTATTTCTATAATAATCTAAAAGGTGTCCGTCTGTCTTGTTAAGATTCGGACTTCTAGGTTGTGATGATCTTACTCCCATGTCTAATCACCTCAAATATCAGTATCGCCAAGAATCTGATAGTTAATAGCACTACCAATACCTGTTCCACCAACCACTGCTGCTGGTGCCGTAACTTCTACGACAAGTGTCTCATCATGAGCCATGACAATCGGATAATTGGGTTCAAAGAAGAAAGTTTCGTTTGATGCAATATCTACTCTTGCCAATCTAAAGGCAGTTGTTCCAACACCAACTGCTGTATGGTTGTAATTATTTCCTGCAGGATAAACATACAGTGAAGAGGTTGCCGTTGCTAACCCCGTATTATGCATGATTACACCACGAATATATGAGGTGGATGCAATTCCAACTCCACCTGTCGTTTGAGTGGTGCCAACAGTCAAGATACCGACAGTGCTGATGCCAGTTATTGATTGTACTCCCAGCAGTTTAGTTCTTTTGAGTCCCATCGGTATATCTTTTTAGTTATTTAGTTAAACAGTGCTGCATCAAGTTCAGTGAACCCTGCAGGTATATTTAGGTTTGTGAGTGCTGAACCATCAACTGCAGGAAGTGTTGCTGGAAATCTTGCATCTGGAACAGTTCCTGATGTTAACTGTGTAGCATTTAAATCTGTAATGTTGGCACCACTACCAGTTACATCACCAGTTAGATTACCATCAAAAGTGGTAGATGTGGTTACACCTGTGACTACAGCACCATCTGGTAAAGTTGGTGAAACCCCTGATGTTCTTCCTTTTAAACTAGTTACTCTTAAACTCGACATCAGAGGTCTCCGATTTGAAGGACATCAATAACCATAGTCTTACCTGCTCCAACCGTTACTGCTACTCCAGATTTCACATTAACTACAGGAGAAACACTAACGATGATCGATTCAGAGGAACCAGCACTATCATCAGATGCAATCAAATTCATATTTTCATTGACAAGAACCTCTCTATCAATATAACTGAAAGGTGATGAGGTTCCATCTTCATATGTAATGGCAGTTCCTAATCCACCACCACCAGATCCAGAAATACTAACATCAATCGTTCCATCACCCTGATCAAGAACAGTATTACCTGCTCCGATAAAGTTGATGGTTTGAGCAGTTCCAATCAGAGTTCCTGCAGATTGAATACCAACCGTCGATCCAGTGACGGATGTCATTCCAACAATCGTTCCAGTGACAGTTAAGTCACCGTTGATTGTTTGAGTTGCTGCAGCAGTTTGAATTGCATCAGCAACTCTAAAGTCATCAAAGATTTGAAACTGAACCGTATCACCTTCGTTTGCGGCAGTTAATAGAGTTACTGTAGAACCATCATTAGCAGTGAAATCATCACTCTGTGCAAGTTGAACACCATTACGAAGGACATTAAGCTGGTTGATGCGATAACCACCAGTGACCGTAAACAGAGTTTGATCTGCTGTCGCAGTTACACTGATGATCTTAGACGCAACATTATTTGTTAATGTTATAGGATTGCCTATTGCCATCGCATTTTATTTTTTAGTTATTTATGTCAATAAAAGAGGAGGGTCTTACCCTCCTTATGATTATTCAGGTGTGGTCAGAACCCATGCTGTTGCTGGATCTGATTGATAGTTACTTTCGTTCCAAGCATAATACTTACCTGCTGTTCTTTCCTCTTCGGTCAATGCAGGTGCTGCACCAGGAGTTGAGGGTGGTTCCCACTGTGCTGCTGTGGTGCTAATTGTCCAAGAAGCATATTGTTGCTGACTGATAAAGATATCAGTAGAACCAACACCCAGAGTAGCAACATTAGTCATGTAGGTATAACCAATACCTGCATAGTTACCTCTCATATTACTATTATATGAGGTTTGCTTCCAGTTGGTTTCAGCACCAAGGAGTTTCTGACAAAATGCAACACCGATGCTTTCTACTTCTGTTCCGTTGTTGTCAGATGTGTCATCGTTGCTCACAACAATGACTTGAGTTACAACATTGTTTGAATCTAATTGTGCAAAATGAGCCATCTTTTAAATTTGACTATGAGTTTTAGTTATTTAGGACTATATTAATCCTTTGATATTTACTTGAAACCACCACCTTAATTCCAAGGAACCCCAGTTGCTGTTGCTGGTGATTCTTTTTTATTAAGTTCTGTATTAAGCAGATCATAAATTGCTTGTTCTTTTACAGAACCCAATTTTGCTTTTACCCATCCAACAACAAGATCTTCAGTAAGACTTGCAAATGCTATCGGACTTGAAGACTCTCTCAACCTTACATATTCATTAGTAGACGATTTATAATCTCCACGATTTGCAACCACTTTATAATCAACTTGATAAACCATGCCATCTGAAGCACGTCTCTTCATACCAGTAATGTACCAAGTAAATTCTGTCATTTTAACCTCCGATATTAGCTAGATTCAAGAGCAGAGATTCTTGATTTTAAAGAATCGTTCTCTGCTTTTAGTTCTTTAAGTGCTATAACAACTTCAGCCAAGATTGCTCTATCATTGAAGTTATCAACGACTAAAACTTCATCATCAAGTTCTACACCATCTTTTGTGACTGGTGTGGAACCATTACCATACATGCTTCCATATGTATCTCCAATACCAATTTCACTGCCTCCCTGATATTCTCTATAAACAATAGCAGATTCAAATCCAATATCATGAAGTTCTTCAGCAATAAATCCAGAGTAGGTATCTCCTGATGAAAAGTCTTCCCATGTTCTGGGAACCATCTGTTCAATCCTAGATAATCCAGCACCTACGTAATTCCTGATATTATTTTTCAATCTTCTTGTTGAAGATTGGGGTTTAATCAAATTACCACTAATCACTAGAGCAGTACCACTACCTGCAGTTGTATTGGTAATGTAAGAAGATTTAACACCACCACCATCTATTTCAACCATTTTGTTTGCATCATTCTCAAAACGAAGTTCAATTCCAGAAGTTGCATCGTAAATATTAACTCTATGATTCGACCCAGAGTTGGTAATGGCAAAATCATCAGCAGCATGGTGTACAAAATTAAGAGAGTCACTGTTACCCTTAATAGATAAACCAATTTCAGTTTCACCATGAGATCCACCAGAATCACAGGTCGTTACTCCTGCAATCAATGCACCCGAAGAATTTACTTCGAGTTGGCTTTGTCTCAAAAATACTTTATCTACATCCCCATTAGAGTCAATAGTAGACCTCAACGCATAAGGAGCTGCATTTTTCCATCTTATTGAAAAACTATCACTGTCTCTAACAATAGCCCAGCTTTCATCACCATATGTTGATCCATACTCCTTCAATAAAATTTGAGGAGCCGTAGATTGCATGGTCATATTTGCATCATCAATTCTTAAAACTTTTCCATAAAGATGAAGTGCGGTCGCGGGGTTGGTTGTACCTATGCCGACCGCAGCCATGCTTGTTATACCAGTTATCGTAAGAGCAGAACCAACAACAGATCCAACTGTAATATTTGGTGTTCCAGTTAATCCCTGTGCGTTAGTTGCAGTAGTTGCAGTGTCCGCATTACCAGTTACATCACCAGAAAAAGTGGTGGCGGTAACAATACCACTAGATGCACCAAGAGTAATAGCACTTCCAACTCTTACAGTATCAAAGAATGTTGATACTCCAGTAACAGTGAGTCCACCACCGATTACATTAAGACCACTTCGTGCAGTAACGATACCAACAGAATCAACATTGGTAACGTCTTCATATGTTACAACACCAGTAAAGGTTGCTGCAACACCAGTAACATTTCTTACTGTAATATCAGGAGTTCCCTCAAGGGCATATGCTGTTGTTGCAAAGGAAACAGAAGTTCCCGCAGCAACTGATCCAAGTGTAGCAATTCCACTAACTATTAAGTCACCACCAACAGTGAAGTTAGCATTCGCATTTGTTACACTAGCAGCATTAAATGCTTTATATGCAACACCCTCCAGAACATCACCATTCTGTGCTCCACCATTTAATACTGAGAAAGTTGATCCATCTGAGGAAGTATAATCACTTCCCTCAATCATCTTAACACCATTGATATAGAGATCAAAATATCCTGGTGTATATCCAGCTGCAAAAGCAAAATCAGTTGTGACTCCAGTCGGTAAGAATGACTGTCTTGCAACTGTGACTGCTGAGTCACCAGGTGCTCTTCCGATATAACCGTTTCTATCTGCCATCAGTTAACTCCTGTCAGGATGCTGAGACTTACATCAACTGCATTTGTTGTGTCACAATAAACCTTTAGTTCATCACCTGATTCCAGAAGAGTTTTACCTGTGTCTGAAATTACAAAAGAACTTCCTGCAGGAATGGGAATCTTACTTGCGATTGCTGCTGATCCCGTTGAGGTAACTCCAACACTAGAATCATAAATCTCAACTGTTACATTGATTGAATTTTGTGTGTTGTTAGCAAAAGTTCCACCGATAATAATACTCTTTGTGGCAGAAGGTGAGGTGTATGCAGTGGTAGGTCCAAGGAATCTGACAACTTGACTTCCTGCTGATGCAGTGTTTGTAGAATTTGTATCTGTAAATACCGTTCCTACTCCACCAGAAACTGGTAGAGTTGAATGAACTCTTGTTCCCGCAATAAAGTTTTGATTATCAACCAGGAAAGAAACACCAATACCCGTAAGTGCAGTCACCGTAATACTGGTGCTTCCTGCACCAATGGTGCTACCAGAGTATGAGGTCACAATACCCACAGCTCTTGCTATTTGATTTGAAAAAGCTTCTGCCATCTTTCCTTATGTGTTGAGAGTATTTATTTAATTAACTAAGTGCGATTACCAGACCAATGGAAGCACCGGTCTGAACTGTGACTGTTGCAATTCCTGAGGCTAAATCAACAGTATTTCCTGCATTAGATGATTTAAAGTCAACCATCGTAACACCAGTTCCGATGAATGAACCTTCGGAACCAACACCAATTTGACCCTCACCAGCAAATGATGTTGCAGTAATAACACCAGCAACATTCAATCCATCCTGAATAAAGACATAATCATTAAATGTAGAGAATCCTACGAATGTAGAGAAACCACTTACATTTAAGTTATCAAGTTCAGTGTGACCATCAATATCAACATCATTATTAAAGTCAGCTGCACCAGTAAATGTTGATACACCTAAAACATTAAGTGTGTCATTAACTGTGAGTTCACTTAATGTTGCATCATCTAGTACAAGATCATCAAGACTGATGTCACCAGTGACACGCATGTCACCATAAACATAAAGTGCGGTCTGACCAGTAGAAACTGGAGACCGCACATCTAAAGTATAAAGGGGGTTAGGAACCGAAGTTCCAACACCAACGTTGTTATTAGAGTCACTTACATAGAAGACACTACCAGATGTTCCCACCTGCAAGTCTTGTGTAAGTGTAGTGAATCCCGTTACACTAACGTCGGTAGCACCAATTCCACCACTAACGTCTAGGGTAAACTCTGGTTGAGTTGAACCGATACCAACGTTCTTAGTTGTAGCATCTGCCAAAATGACATTCGATGCTACTTCTAAGCCATTTTTGACAACAAAATTCTTATTGACTGCCATTTCGGGTTCACTCTCCCCCGTTTAGTTTTTATTATTTATACAACTATCTAGGTAAATTCGTATCTAGAATCACTAGTAAATTTACCTTTGTTTGGAGTAACCGTTAGATCATTAAAATCATTATCAGCACTATCTTCTAATTGAATTTGATTACCACTTAATCTTACACTTCCACCAGGAGCACCATTAATCAAAACACTTTCTCTTGTATAAACTGCACCAGCACCCATAGATATGGTCACAGTTCTTTCATTAGGTCCAAAAGTAATTCTATCAGGTCCGGTTCCACTTTCTTTTACAAAAGTAATCGTATTGGAGAATGACGCCTCTCTACGAACATCGAATGATACATCCTCAAGTGTTGTTGATGGATCAATCGTGTTTGGATCTGCTATTCGCATAATCACTTTTGCATTTGGAAATACACTACCACCTAGTTGTGTGCTGACAACAGTCACAGATCCATCAGTATAACCTGATCCTCCTCCTCCACTACCAGAGTTAGAGCCACCACCTCCACCAGTAGCACCAGCTCCTCCATCATTACCAACTTCACCTCCTCCCTTTGTTTGAATTATATTATATCCAGCTTTATATCCTCTTGCTATTTCTGCAGTGTTGGATACCTCTGTTCCATCAGAATTTCTAAATTTAATGGTGCCAAGATCTTCGCAAGGTGACTTTCCTTGATCTCTCCAGTAAACTCCTCTTGTACAAGGAATAGTTCTACCAGGAGCACGTCCAGTTTCATTTATATCTGGACTTACAGCAGTCAGAGATGTTGCAGATCCAAAAATTCCGTTTGAGGGTAAAGATCCCTCTGCAATCACGGGACTACTCGATCCACCTCCACTTCCACCACCATTATTACCAGCGACATTTATTCCACCACCAAAACCACCATTTGCCAGAGTATTAGCATCGCCACCACCACCAACACATGCAATCAAAGTTGCCTTTCTATAAAGAAATGGTGCGTTTACTGCCTCTATCAATCCAGCAAGAACATACTCAACATTTCTCTCCATAGTAAATCTAATTCTAGAAAAACCACCCTCTCCACCAGACCTTGATCCAGCATCCTCACCCTTTGCCCCATACATATCCATTTCTACTTCTATATCTTTATCTGGTGAGTAGAAAGAATACTCTCTGATAAAAGCGTTTTGAGTTGGATCTCCAGTGGAAGTTGTAAACTCATATTCTCCATTAAAAAGGTCAATAGTTGTAAGGTTTGCGGTGTCTGTGTTGTTAACACCCTCAATATTTACAAGATATTCTTCTGCGATGCTTCTGACAACAAAGTTTGCAGTAGTGCTTATCAACGGACTATTAGTTGCTTCGGCACTTACTATAGAGCATGATACGGTTTGAATACCAACTTGATCAGAAGTTATGGACAGAGTTTTTGTTTTTGATCCAGAGATAATCGTATTTCTGGTTACTGTAGTATCAACTGCAGTTTTCCCAGTATATGTAATACTAGCATATCCATTCCCTTGAATTCCCCAACCATCATAAGCAAAATTTGCTGTTCTTGTGTCAAATCCACTTGCACCACCATTACCATCAGCCCTATTACCACCATCACCAGAACCAGGATAATTAGAAGGTTGTGATCCTCCTCCACCTCCTCCACCTCTATCGACCCCATTATTTCCAGGATTTGGTGATGAAGTGCTATTTGACATTGCAACTCTTGATCTACCAAACCCTAGTCCACCACCTCTAGCATTTGTTGGTCCACCAGAACCAGCACCACCACCGCCTCCACCACCAGCACTAACGATAGTATATCTTCCCAAAGTCTGATCAAAAACTGCAGTAGCTCCACCACCACCTCCCCCACCATAAGATCCTGGACCACCATTACCACCAGCTGCATAAGTGCTAGATCCACCTAGTCCTCCTTCCCCACCAGTACCTGAATTTCCTCTTCTTCCAATCTGAAATTTTAATGTTCTATTAACATCAGTTTGTCCTGGTGCATATGGAAGTCTTCCTGCTCTTCCATTATGTCCACCCCTACCACTCGCACCACCTCCACCAGAACCACCAGCAACAACAATTGTAATATTTCGTGCGTCAATCAACTCAAGGGTGGTATCTGAAGTATAAGTAAAAGATTGATTGCCTTCTACTAATGCCGTTGATCCAATAGTTTCAGTTACTGTTCCATCAGAAACCTCATTACCATTCAGTGACCACTGATATGTAACATCACCATATGATGAATCAGTGAGTCCAGCATCTATAGAGAATGTAGAACTTTGATTTATAATTGTCTCTGTCGTGGATGGTTCAGCAATTATTTCAATTAAGGGTTCAACCGTAATTGTAGCACTATCAGAATTAAGTGGTTCATTGGAGGCGTTACCAGTTCCTAGTTTTACATTATCATATTCATCAGTTGGATTATAGTCTGCTTCCAAATAAAACTGTCGTCCATTATCTTGAGGACTTCTAAGATTAGAGATAGTTACTGTTGTTGTTCCCGATCCACTAATGTTAGTGCCATCACTCAAGGCAGTCCCATTAACTTCATACCATTGATATGAAATAGTTCCAAAAGATGGAGGTGTAGTTGATGCCCAGGAAACTGTTGCTATGCCGGATAATGTTACAGAGCCTGTAACGGTGCTACCTACTCCTACTGGTTGTTCAATAAAAGAAAGAGTAGGTCCATTTAATTCTAGATCTGTTGGAAGACCTCTTTGATAGATATTTTCCATTTAGTTTAACCGAAGTTTTGTCCACCAACTACACCATAAAGACCAGAAGTGGTAGGATTATCACCATCAAATATTTTGAACGAATAAATGTCTGTCTTGTCTGCTGTTGTCGTGACAATAGGCACAACTCCACCAGGCCAGTACACTGGAATTGATGTTCCACTACCGTTCTTAAAGGTATCTATACCAACAGAATGACCACCAGTTGAGTCTTGAAGAATCTTAACTGTGAATGAAGTTGATCCTGAAGGAGAATTCGTCAGAATAAATGCATTGATGTCGTCAGATGCAGTAATTGTAAATGTTTGTGCTGTAGAGAGATCAAGTGTGATCTCATTAGAGGAGATTGATGGTGATTCAACTGACTCAGAGTATGTCTTGAACTTGGTATGTCCACCAACATCAAGTGTTGCAGTGGGAATTGTAGAACCAATACCAACTGATCCAACACCGACTGAGTTGAGAACTGTGACAACTGTTCCTCCAGTGCCAACGTTCAGTGTGGTTGAAGTGATGACACCCGCAGTGATCTGTCCAGAAGAGTTCTGAATATCAAAGTTACCGACAACTGTGCTGAAACCAGTAACTGTCAGGTTATTTACAGTTGCAATACCTGCAAACTTAGCTTCGGAGAAGACATGCATGGAGGTTCCAGAAGAACCAACCGCACCAACTGTTAAATTAACATCATCTAGAGGTCTCGTAGTTCCGATACCAACATTAAGATTATCAATCGGAGAAATTCCTGTGCCAATACCAGAGGGAACTGCTGCAAATAAGGAATCATTTGCAAGATTTGTTAGACCCGAACCATCTCCAGTGAATGCTGTTGCTACAATAGATCCACTAAATCTAGATTCACCAACAACACGAAGTTTAAATCCATTAGCAGTTGAACCAATACCAACACCATCATTATCTGCACAAACAAGAGACGTGCCAGATCCAACCTTTAACGCACACTCACCAGCAGATGTGGTTGCGATTCCAACAGTGTCAAAGATTGCACTAGCAGCACTTGTCGCAACACTAACATTACCGAAACGACTCCATGCATTATCAGTTGTGTAAATCCAACCAACATATCCACCCTTGGATGGGTTTGCATTATAAACAACGTCTCCAGGGTTACCTGCAAGAACAGGAGTAGCAATACCAACGGTATGTTTTCTAGAAACTGTTGCATCACCCTGAATAAAGATGTTATTTGTTTCAAATCCTTTCGTTGAATTGACAGTCAGTTTGTTATTAACGATTACTGGTCCATTAAACTTAGAAACAACTTTGTTGTCAGGACCACCCTCAACCTTAATTGAACGACTTGCAATCAGTTCAACTGGATTTGTAACGTTTAGGTTAGGAACTTGACTGATGTCCTCACCTTCAACAGTTTCAACTGGCGTATCAAAGATTTCTTCTCTACCAGTAATCGTGCTAAGTCGTTTATTACCAGAGTATGAAATACCTCTGTCGTTCATTCCAGTGTAGAAGTTGATTCCACCTTCTCTCTTATTAGACTGTGCTAAGAGTTCTTCATCAACTGTAATTCCACGATCTTGCTTATCCGGGAATGCAGTAGAGTAATTACCGGGACCAAATCCAACATATTCAAATGTATGTCCAGAGGCACGAATGATAGAGTGTCTTCTAAGTTCAACTGGTTCAACTCTCACTTTTCTAATTACAGAATTAATTGTGTGAGATGTTGCTTCGGATCCAAGAATACCACGGAAGACAAAAACTGGGTTTGATCCAGTAGTGGTTGTCTTGACTCTCATTAACTCAGCATCAACCATCAGATAATCACCAATATTGATGTCAAGGTCTTCGATATTTTGAATATTGATTTGATCAATCGTTGCATTTGCGATTCCATTAGAAATGGTAGTCGTAATTCCAGCATAGGTAGGAATCATTCTACCACTGAGGTTTTCGTCTTCAATGGTGATATTACCGTTATTTGAAGTAAAACCTTCTGGTAATGCAAAAATAGTTCCAGTTGCAGTCGGAGATAAAGTGCTAACACCAATATTTGCTTCAAATGAAGTAAGTGAGTTGACTTTAGTAACAACAAAAGATCCGTTATATTGTGTCTGACCTGCTCCAGCAATTCTTATTTTTCTATCAACTGCTAATCCATGACGATTGGTTGTGGTTACTGTTGCAATACCAGAATTTTTTGTATATGTAAAGGTATTAACATTGATTGATTCCCCAGTCAGATAGAAATATGCATCTCCAGTAAGTGTAACACCAATACCAGTATCAGTAATTGAACCTGCGATATTTGCAGCAGAGATTGAACTTGCGGCAGCAACTGTTACTGTGGTAGCAGAACCAATCTGAACGTCAGTAATTCTGTAAAGTTGATTATAAGGTTTGTAAGAATCTGATTTAACACCAACAATTCTGACAACATCTCCAGTATTGTCGTAAATCTTACTAACTTGAACAACTGCTTGGGAGAATGATGCGGTGGTGTCAACACCAACAACATTCATTGTGTTACCAATGCCATATGCAGAACCACCATCCATTACTTTAACAGCAGTGATAGTTCCACTTCCATCAACAGTTAGTTTTGCAGTAGCATGTTTTCCTGTAGTAGAAGATCCGATCGAGATCAGTCTTGCATTATAGATGTCTCCTGCAGTTCCAGATCCATATCCAGCACCACCATCAACGATGGAGAGTTGAGTTACTCTGTTCAGACCATGATCATACTCAGTATGAATGGTATGAGCTGCACCAGTTGCAGAGAAAATATCAGTTATTCCTACACCAATATTTTTGTCATCATTTATTTTATTGAGTGTTTCTTTAGTAATACTATGCTTTGGATCATCAACATCTACTAATCCAATTAAATTAGATTGAGCAAAACATGTTGTTGGTTCTGGGTCAGAAACAACAGTGTCTCTACTTGTTTGTGGGAAGAGAGATTTGACTGGTTGAGAATATTTGTCTCCTGTAAATGGTGCAACAGTGGGACTGTTTGATGCATTAAGAACACTCACATAATAAACACCATCTTGTATGCCTGTGATATACTTCTGAGCCTCTGAAAGTCTATAAACATAATAAGTATCAGAGTACTTTTTACGTCTAAAGAATGGTAGTGCGGTAGTTCTTGTGCTGGTATCACTACTAAATGTTCCTGGATCTGTTGCAAGTCCTACAGTAAATTGTTTTGCACTTGAAATTCCAGTGACTGTAAAGAGTCCGTTAAATCCAGAGTTTCCTGCACCAGTGGAGTTGTTACTACTCTTAATATTGTTGATTTGAACTTGAGATCCCACTCTTAGATTGTGAGGAAGTTCAGTGTCAATAGTGCTAGAACCTCCATCATATGATGCTCCAGCAATAAATCTAAAGTTTCTCTGCTGATTTACATTTGTAATCGAACCAGATCCAAAGTGAGTTTGGATTTCTCCGTCAGTAGATGCAATAGATGTATTTGATTCCTGTAAAATAAATCCTTCCGTTGGTGGTCTACCGGTTGAAGCAGAATCACTTGGGATGACATATCTCATTCTATAGGTCTTATCAAGACCAGATCTTGCATCAGTTCTTCTATTGAAAAATGTCCTTGGGGTTGCACTACCAAGATCTGTAGTGCCAAGACTTACAATGGTTGGATAAATTGAGTTTTCGGTTGCTGCAAGAGCAACTTTGATGTACCATTGAGAATTTGTAGAGTCAAACTGAATTGGGTGACCAATATCACCAGCATTTTTATCGGAGACTCTACTTATGACCTTGAGTGATCCACCTTTATTGTTGATGGTGATTGCAGAGTTAATATTTGTAGTGGCGTTGATAGCATCATTTATAGTTTTTGCAAGTCTAAGTTCAGAGTTTGCAATACCAACTCCTGGTCCTGTAGTAACAGCAAATGCAACAGTATTTGGAGTCAAACCATCGGGAAGTTGACCAGTATCACTTATAACACGAACTGATTCACCTGTGATAAAATTATGAGGTCTGGTCAAAGTGATAACTTTTTCTTGACCACTAATACTTGCAGAACCGATACTATTAATACCTGCACTACTTCTCTTAACATTAAATACTTTCTCTGCACTACTTGTTGGATTATCAGTATTGTCTGGCATAACAATACGAGCGGCATACTCTTGCGAAACTCCAGATTGGGAGATGAGAACTTTCAGGGTGTCATTTTCTCTTGCACCCAATCTAAATCCTTCAATAACGTTCTCTGGTGGATCATCAACGTTAGTTCTGTTGAGCAAATACAGATTACCTGTAGATCCAACACCAGCAACCACATCAGTCTTAATGACATCAATAGATTCAAATTCAACAGAAGATTCTGTTAGAGAAACTTCTTTTGGTGGAATAATGTGTGTGATGAACCCTTGATCGTCTTGAGTAAACGCATCAGTTCTGAATCCAACAGAAGTCAGAGCATTAGCACCAAAGTTAGAGTTAGAGTTGGTTAGTGAAATGTCACCACCATTCTCGGTTACAAAATGCTCAGCAAATCCAATCGCAAAAATAGAAACTGCCTGAATAAAGGAGTTGTTGGATACTTTTACGTGGAAGTTTCTGTATTCTGGTTTATACCTTGCCTTAGAACTATTACTTAAGTTTTCATTACCAGCAACTGTGTTATCATCATATGTTCCAGTTGCAGGAGAGTCCTCATTATACTTGACAAATGCCCTGTCATCTTTTTGGAGACCAATACCAGTAAACTGTGCTACAACCATGGAACGGAATCCAGTGGCTTTACTGCCATCTGCTTCCATACCACACATACCAAATACAGATCTCAATGAAATATTAAAGATATAAGGAGACGCTGATGTAACAGTATCAGAGGAGAGAGCTAAAGTTGAACCAGCAACACTTGGAAGTGCATTAGTCGGTGCATTTTGAACTTGATATTTAATTTGAGTATCACTTACTTTTTCTGCAACAACAAACTTTCCATTATATCCAGTTGCTACATCACTAATACGGAAGGGAGTGTCAACATCAAGACCAGGGACGGCAGAACTTGTGGTTACAGTAATAGTCGTGGTTGCAATTACACCATCACCTGCTTTAATACTAGAGATTCCTACCTCCTCTCCAGTAGAACCAACAATACGGAATTCATCTACTTTTGGTTGAATGTCTAGAGCATTAGATGGATAGTCTGGTTCAATGGCACGACCAGAAGATTGTCCGTATACCAAACCGACCTTTTCATAATACATTTGAAGGTCTGTTCTATTAGTAGAGTATGTTTGGAAAACGTCATTGATACTGACATTGTTTACTCCATCTGCATACTCAAAACAAGTAAGTTTATGGTGTGAAAAGTTTGGAACAAAAGTGTTTGCAGTATAGTCCTTGTAAACGACACCATTTGGATCACCATCAAATATACTAAATTGCCAAAGGTAACATCCACCAGTAATTCTGAATACAGCACTTCTTTCAATATTATCGTTTTCTGGATCTGGAACATACTTAGGACGAATTTTAGTCTTTCTAAGATCAAGACCAACAATTGAAGTTCCTCTTGGAAGGATTACACCGCCACGAATACTGTTTAATTTATAGAGTTCGTTATTTGGTGATGTAAGATCTAAATTAGAGGTAAGATCAAGGGCAGGTAGATCATTGGTTGTAGATCCATTTCTCAATCGGTAATTATTACTTCCATCTGGTATAAATCCTGGTCTGTTATCGATGACATGATCACCAGGATATAAGAGAATCGTGGTTTTTGCGAACCTATCATTATTCAACCCTCTCTGATACGAAAATCTTGCTGCCTCGATCAGAGCACGTTGAATCGTTTTGAAGGGACGAGTCAGTGAATTACCCTGGTTTTCAATACTATCAGTGGCATCTAAACTATTCGGATCGACATAAAGAATAGTGCCACGCGTTGATTTCAGAAAATTATCTAATCTGGAGAGACCCATCTTATTGTTCTTATAGTCTGTTATGGATTATTTATCATACGAAAAAAGGGCAACCCCATAGGATTACCCTTTCCGCACTTCCTTCACACACTTTATATATTACTACTCTTTTAACTCATTGTCAAGTATGTATTCAACAGTAGTTGCAACATCATTCATAGCATCACGAAGTTCTTCCTGACCACCGGAGTGTTGAGTCATAACTCCTGTTTCAGTAAGAGACCATCTCCATTCTTTCATGCACTTATTGTACCATAGATTTATAACCATTTTTCCTCCTAATAAGCCAACTAACGGATTTGAACCGTTGACCTGAGCTTTACAAAAACCCTGCTCTATCCAACTGAGCTAAGTTGGCAGTCAATCTACAGGCAACAATTCTGGATTTTCTAATTCCAGTTCATACATCATCGGATGACACTCCTCCATCATCAAATATATTGATGCACGATACATGTCCTCCGCAGTCACCCTCGGATATGAATTTGCTAGTTGTATTACACTTGGATTTTGTCTAGCAAGTTCTGGGAGTTCATCAAAAGTGAATGGAATATTTTGAATCAAATATAACAATATTAGATGTTCTCCCTCATGATCATACCAAGCATATTTTGTGTCTATGCGGTATTTCATGGGTTTATCGGATACCCCACTATATTTAGGGAATGGGAGTGGGGGGACTTGAACCCCCACGAACTTAATGTTCAACAGATTTTAAGTCTGGTGCGTCTACCGATTCCGCCACACTCCCAAGGATTACTCCTCTTTCCAAGTAGGAGGATGAAATGAACAATATTCGTTAAAGGTGATTTTCATCTCCTTGTTGGTCAGACCCGCATTCTTCGCTGCTTTGGGTAAATTCCATTTCGCTGCGAATAACATTTCCATAGATTGTCGTGTTTCTGGTCTCATAATCGTAACACTTTAGAATTTCACTGTAAAGATCGGACGAATAAAGATTCATAAAAAGTAATAGGGTCAAAAATTTTGGGGAATTTTTTTTCGACCTTTTTTGAAATTAAAAGTCATTTTTGGTCAGGGGGTCAGCATACGCAAGTGTATCTTCGTCTAGGTTGTCACGACATAGTTCCAGCACTGCCATGAACTGATCCACGGTATCACAATCCACGACACGTTCTTCACCTTCATTAGAGTACAAAAAAAACTTGCGGGACACGGGATCCACAACACATCGGGTCAGGTACTCGTCTTGCATGGGGTTCGTTTGATCACCTGCTTATTATAGAGCAGTCAGGAGTCAGTGTCAAGCCTTCTCCACTTGGTTTCACGACGGTCATAGTCCCATCCACCGATCAAATAATATTCATTATTACCTGGATAGTCTTCAGGACTGTCTCCTTCGTATACAACATGAAGTTTTTCATCATGATCTAAAGGATTTATATAACGGGCAGCCCAAATTTCATAATAGCAATTTATATTTGCACCAGTGCCAGATTTAATTTTAACTATCTTGCCCCACTCAATTCCCTCAACAATAAGATCTTGAGAATATCCAATCTGAGTTAGAGTAACAGTAATGGTTTCTGGATCAACGATTCCATCCCAATATTCAGGAAGTTCAATCTTATTAGAATCCTTCAAAGTTCCACGGACATAAATGCCTGCTTCTGGTCCCTCTGCAATAACGTGACGAATTCTTTTCTTCTCATCTCTGAAGTGTGGAATATCAAATGCACCACCAATAGTCTTTGCTGACGTAGCACTACCATTGAAGATAGGTGCCGTGATCTC